CTGCCACTACCGCAGACAGGCAGCCCAAGAATCATGACAAAACGGATCTACAACTGGAGTACCAGTCGCGGAGGAGGCTTCCCAAGCCTCGGATTAAAAGTCCGCTGTCCTGTCTCCACCGGCGTCCACGTCACCCCACGCCTTCGACTCTCTCAGTCAATGGAGAGCTATAAGGGCCGTGAGAGCGGCATCGACTGCAACCCGAAACGCAACCCTGACACACCGGATCGGATACGTTCCAGGCGCGTCCTCCACCCACCACGCGGTCGAAGACGATCTGTTCGGAGTGCGACGGAGGGTCCGGGCGGCGACGGCACCGCACCGGAAACGACGAAGGCTCCCGCCCTCCCACGTCGTGGGAAGGCGGGAGCCTAGCTTCGTCGTCAGGGCCTGCGCCACACTTCCATCCGGCGTTGCGCCCACGCGGCCAGAGCCATGAGCGCACCCGTACCAGCCGCCGTCGCGACGGTGGTCAGCGACAGACTGTCGGATCCGACCAGCTCCGCGACCGCCGTCGCCGCGCCGACCAGGGCGGTCACGGCCGCGGCCTGGGCCAGGGTGCGCCACCCGCGACTGCGGGCGTCAGCGCGGTCCGCCGAGGGGGTTCCAGGGACCGGGGTAGGGGATTCGTGGACCATCAGCCCTCCACCGTCAGCTCACCCGTCACCCGTACCGTCTCGGGCAGGGTCCCGCCACCGCTGGTCGACGCGCCGCCGTCCGCGAGCATGCGCTTGATGACGGCGGCGTCGACCTGGTCCTTCGCGTGCGCGCTGATCCAGTCGCCGTAGCCCTCCAGGGCCTTCGAGCCGACATAGGCGCGGGTCTGGCGAACGGCTTCGGCGGTGGCGGGGCCGTAGTCGCCGTCGACACCGGACTCGCCGAGGGCCGCGCCGAACCCGGCGCGGGTGACCTTGAGCTGAAGGAGCTTCACCGCTTCGCCCGTGTCACCGAGCTTGAGTCCGAGCATGTCATCGTCTCCATTCGTCATGGGGGTGTCATTACCGGGCTGTTGGGCGAACGTGCCATCCCGCACGAGCGCGTAGGCGTCGTCTCCGGGGCACGAGGTGGCGTTGAAGTCGCGGTGCCCGAACACCGCGCCGGAGATCGAGGCGTCGGGTTCCATGAGCCATGCACGGAGCTCGCGGACGGCCTCGATCTGGACGTCCGTGATCCGGTCCGTGGGACCGGCCGCCAGGGTCACGGAGTAGTGGGTGTCGTTCGCGCCGCGCTGGGCGGCCTGCTCGCGATAGAGGCCGCGGCCTTCGATCACGTAGCCGTGGGCACAGGCCATGAAGCTGTATCCGACATCGGCCCAGCCCCGCTCAGGGCCCGTGTGGAAGTCCCGGGTGACCTGCCAGTAGTCCAGGCACGCCGCGTGGTCCTGATCGGCGAGGTACTGGTCGACGCCGTCGTAGTGAACCACCAACCCCGACTTGGGGTCGGCGTAGGCGGCCGGGCTCGTCTCCGACCAACCGAGATCGATCCGGCTGACGTAGAGGGGTGGTTGGGGCACGTCTGCCTCCAGACATGACGAAGCCCCCGTGAGTCACGGGGGCGGTGGGTGCTTTCGGGTGTGTCAGGTGAGGACCGCGACGGCCACGGCGGTCACGGCGCCGACGACGATGCCGATCCCCGTCACCACGACGGCGGTGACCGCGATCGTGCGGGTAGCACGGATGTCCATGTCCTCCCGGGTGACCGTGACCCGCTCGACGTCGTCCAGGCGGGCGTCCAGCTCCTCCAGACGTCGGGCGTGCTCGTCGGTTCGGGCGGACTGGTGTTCCAGGCGTTGGAGGATGACATCCAGGCGTCCGGACACCTGCGCGAGGCCGACCTCTATCGTCCGGCGCAGGCCCTCCAGCGAGTCGTCGGGCATCAGCCCACCCGCTGTGCCTTGAGGTAGGAGTTGTCGAACAGGGTGGTCTCACTCGCGTCTGAGTTAATCTGCGCCCACAGCAGGGTGAGTGTTCCGGGGCCCTGGAGGATCATGTCCTCCCACGCCTGAGACTGATACCCCTTGGGGTCGCGGTTGCCGTACTCGGCCTCAGTGTTCATGTTGTGCACCGCCAAACGCACGGCTGTCTCGAGGCGGTTCGTGGACAACTCGGTTGCTCCGCCCGCAGCGCGCCTGGACACGATGGTCATGGTCGTGTCCCACGCGACACGCAGTCCGCCGGACCCGGAGGTACCAGAATAGGCGAGGAGCGCGTGAATGTCCCAGACACCCTCGCCGAGGGTGAGTGTCAGGTGGGCGTCGGGGGCGACGGCACTGGTGTTGGCGCGACCCTCGGAGCTGGTTTTGAACACGAAGATCGGGTTGTGCTCATTGAGGCGCTCGGCCGTCACACGCATGCCCGCGAGCCACGGAAAGGGCATGGCGGCGCCTCCTTTCTGATCAGAGTGCGGTGGTCATGGGTTGGGCGAGGCGCACGTCCGCTCCGGCCTGATGCGGCTTGGTGATGCCGTTGATGCCGCGGGCGACCTCCAGGGTCTGCGGTGCTGAGGATCCGTCGCCGACGATGGACGCCACACGCACCACCTCGGCCCCGTCCACGACGACGTCGAAGGGGAAGTCGTCCGGATACTCGGCGCTGGTGATCCACGGCGGGCCGGACCCCGTGTCGACGGAGAGCGCCGTCTCGGTCTCGTCGACGGCGGAGGCGAGCGCCGAACCCGTGGTGTCCGCGCGGTCCGGCGCGGCCGCGGAACCGACCGCGGCGCCGTCGGCGACCTCGCCGACGATCCACGGCTCACCGCTGCTGGCGTTGAACGTCACATCCCACCGGTACAGGTTCAGCCGTTCCTCGTAGCCCTGGATCAGCAGCTCGATCGGTCTCGGAGGCAGCCACGGCGGCGGATTGAGAACTTGGAGGCTGTCCCCGCAGTCCCGGGTGGCTATGGTGCCCGCCAGCTCCGGTGAACCGGCCAGGTTGACGTGCACCACGGGATAACGGGCGTCGTCGTGCGTACCGAGGTGGGCGCGCCATCCGGCCTGGGAGGGCAGCTGCCCTTCATCGTCGACGTTGAGTTCGTCGCTGGCCTTGTACCTGCCGACGCTTCCCACACCCAGGGGTCCGTCGGTGACCGTGAGGCGGTACTCGCCACCGGCGCCGGAGACGGTGATGTCGTTGGCGACGTGGAGGTCGTCCTCGACCGGCTCGAACGGCGCGCTGATGTGGCCCGCGGCGTAGTCCACCGCCACACCGGCCGACTGGGTCACTCCCGCCGACCCAGACACTTCCACGGTGGTATCGGCGAGCACCGTGGTGTCCTTGGACATCCGGGTCTCGTCGGATACCTCCGCCGTCGCGGACGCGGAGAGGGTCACCTCCTTGGTGACCTGTGCGGAGTCGACCGCACCGACGTTCGCGACGGCGGTCACCACGTTGAAGTCCGGGGTGACGGTGGCGTCCCCGGATGCCTCCAGAGTGGTGGCCGCCGAGGTCAGGGGCGTGTCGGCGGGGCCGATCGCGGCGCTGTCGGACACGGCCAGGTGCGACACGTGGGTGGAGGGGGGAAGGGGGTCCCCCTGGATCTCGGCGACAACCAGGTCGAGCGCCGCACCCGTCTCGGGGCCGATCTCACCATCGACCGGAACGAGCCCGAACTCGTTCTGGAACCGCTCGACGGCGGTCACCGTCTCTTGGCCGTAGTCGCCGTCATCTCGGTAGACGGGGAGCTCGTCGGGGTCCCAGACCAGGATCTGCCGCTGGCGGTCCTGGACCGGCGTACCGGGTAAGTCGACGTCCTTGTCGCCCGGCTGGAGGAGCACGCCACGCCGGTAACGGTACGCCGTCACCTCGGCCGTGACGTTCCCCGGCAGGCCCGTACCGGACCATGTCGCGACACGCGCCCCGATCGTAGCGTGCCCCGGGTAGACGCGGACGACGGTGTCGGTTCCGTCCGAGGTGGCCTCGACGCGAAGCCATTGGCCGAACTGGACGGAGACACCGGACAGGGTCGGGACCAAAGGGTTCTGGGCGAGCCCATCCGCCTGCAAGCGCAGACCCACGTCGCCGCCCGAGGTCTCGTGCAGGACCAGGCCGTAGCTCCCGAGCCGAGCGACCCAGCGCACCTCGTCAACGCCGAATCCGGCGGCCTGGAGCGAGGGCGGGTACACGTACCAGCGCATATGCCACGGTGCGGGCGGGAGCGCCACCTCCAATCGCGGTGTGGAGTTGGCGCGGTGGTGGCCTGTGGCGATGTCGATCGTGCCGAGCCCGTGAAGCGTGCGGCTCGCCGAGTAGACCGACCGTTCCGGGGCGACCACCCCAGTGGTCCCCGTCCTGGCCGTGGCCTCCAGCGACGCCGCCGTCGGCGTGGTGCCGTTGGGACCAGAGAGCGAGTTGTCGACGGTGACAGCCACGCCGACCCCCTCAGGGCTGGTTGGTCAGGTTGATCGTGGCCGGGTCGACACGGGCCACACCCGCCGATTCGAAGACTTCGTCCGTCGACGTCTTGAGGGCTCCGAGCCAGGTGGACGAGGCGTCCCACAGCCCGACCCACCGCACCGTGGTCCCGGCGGGCACGTTGAACGCGATCTCCTGCGCGACGGAGACCGAGCCGGAGGACGCCGCCGCCCAGGTGATCGCCTGCCGCGCGTAGGAGCCGCCGGTCACTTCGTCGGAACCGGCGGTCGGTTCCGCGGTCGAGGTGTGCAGGGAGGCCGTCACCGCCTCGCCGACACCCCCTCCGTCGAGCAGCCGGTTGCGAAAGTCCGCCGCGAGGGCCATGTGTGTCTCCTATTCACTCAACTGCGCGCCGCGGTTGTACATGGACCGCAGCGTCCGATAAGCCAAACCGAACTGGTCTCTGGCCTCGTAGAGGATTCCTCCGTCCACGGCCGCCGCCTCGCGGATGAGCGAGACCGCGTCGTCGGGGTACTGGGGGCCGACCGCGACGGTGTCGGCGACGTCTCCGACCACGGTCATCGGAAGTCCTTCCTCGTCGGCCAACCGCAGGATCCGTTCGGCGGCCGGTTCCCCGGCGTGGCCTCGCAGGGCAGCGGTAGCGGCTGCGGCGTCGGGGGCGTTTGGTCCCCACACCGCGACGTGGCCGAGGCGGATATGGCTGGATACACCGTCGTCCCATACCCCCCACTCGTAGCCCCAGCGGGACAACATGCCGGGCTGCCCCACTTCGGTCCCGGTAAGCACGTCGACACCGTCCACGATGACCGCATACCTCGTGTCGGAGCCATCGGAGGCGACCGCGAGTCGCACGTGGTGCGCGTCGCCATCGGACATCCACGGCTCGCCGGACACAGTGCCCAACAGCCTGATGGAGGAGGCGTCCTCGGTTTCGTACATAAGAGACAGTCTCAACTCTCGGGGGCTTACGGTCGGATCCTCTCCCAGAAACCACGTCTCGGTATCGCCGTTAAGCTTGCGGGTCGTGATGTTCGTGACGTCATGTCCACCACGACCAGCGCGTATCTGGTCCACCGTCCACGTGGTTGAGCGTCCTGGCACCGCTCCTGTGACGATGCCCCGCTGTCCTGCGGTCGCCACCATGCGGTCCATCCACTCATTCGGAGGGTCGGACTCCCATCCGGGTGTCATGGGGTGGGAAGTGAGCGTGGCGTCGTCCCTGCGCACCCATCGCATCTGGGAACCGCCCGGCACCGCCGAAGCACCCCGCGACCCAGCTGCCTCCGCGTCGTCCAGAACCCAATACGCGACCGGGTCGTACCGCTCGTACAGTCGGCGCAGGGCCGTCTGCAACGGGGCACCCTGCTGTTCGATCCGCCGCAGGATTCCAGCGGCCTCGATGGGCACCCACACGTCCGTGTCCGAGACGTCCCACCGAGGCGGCCAGCTCGCGACCTCTCCGTGGAACCGCCACACGAGGCCGCCCGGGGTGTTCACCCCGACGCGGATGGGAGTGTTGCGTCCGATCCGCCGGTAGTAGGGCGACCGGGGGTTCCTCGGCGAGTACTTGCCCTGCCGGTTGTTGAGGACGAGACTGCACTTCCCGGGGTCGACCTCATCGCCTTCGTCGGGTCGACCGCGCACGATCGCGATGTCCTCACGGGTGTAGACGTCCCGAGTGATGTCCACCCACGTCCCGTCGATCCGCAGCTCTACGACCAGCGACAGCGGCAGCAGCGCCACGGCTCACCTCCCTCGCATGTCGAGGCCGCCCTGGCGGACCATGCGGCGGATCATCCGCTTCATGTCCTCGTCGGCCCCGGTCACGTCGATCACCACACCGGACTGCTGGCCTCCGGAGTGACGCATGGTCGTGTCGATGTTGGACGGAATCTCGCGGGTGACTCCTCGCAGAGTGGACCGCAGCCCGGGCAGTCCGCCCTCCACACCGCGTTCGAGGCCGGACATCAGCGCCGCGCCCGACGGCTCCAGCAGCTTCATGTCCACCCGCATCGGGCCCTTCCAGTCCGGGATCATGCCGGTCACCGAGCTGAACTTGTCCCGGAGGGAGCCGATCATCCGGGACACGCCGTCGATGAGGCCCTGGATGATGTTGCGGCCCGCGCGGAGCAGGATGTTCTTGGCGTTGGAGAAGACCGATTTGATCTTTCCGGGGATGCCGCGGACGGTCGAGATCACCCGGGAGATCGTGGCGCGCACACGGTTGTGCAGTCCGACGACCGCGGCGATGGCCATGGACTTCGCGGTGTTGAAGCCGTTGGTGATGAACGCCTTGACCTTGGCGACCCCGCCGGAGATGAAGCCGACGAGACCGTTCCACAGGGCGCTGATCTTGTCCTTGATCCACTGCCAGGCGGCGGCGGAGAACGCCTTGATCTGGTCCCAGTGGGAGATGATGATGCCCACCGGGTGGTAGGTCATGAACAGGCCCACGATCCAGTTCCACGCCGCGGAGATCGCGTTCTTGATCCACTCCCAGGCCGCGGTCAGACCGGCGAGGATCGAATTCCACACCCCGGTCAGCCACTCCATCACCGCGTTCCAGACGCTGATCGTGACCTGCTTGATCCACTCCCAGGCCGCAGTGATCGCGGCGACGATCTGGTCCCAGTAGATGATGATCAGCGCGACCAGGCCGATCACGGCGGCGATGATCCAGCCGATGGGCCCCATACCCATGATCCAGCCCGCGAGCATCCGGGCACCCATGATCAGGGCCTGCACACCGAGCTTGCCCATGGTCATGAGCAGCTTGCCGAGGCCCTTGGCCGCCGATGCGGCGAGCGATCCGAACTTGCGCGCGAGTTTGCCCAGCGCGGTCTCGGGGTTCTTGATGTTCTGACCGAGCTTGAGCAGGCCGCCGCTGAGGGTCTTGATACCCCCGATCAAGACGGCCACCTTGCCCATGACCGGGCCGAGCACGATCGACCAGGCGAGCATCTGCGTCACGGTCGACTGCACGGGCCCGGGAAGGCTGGTGAAGGCCGCGGCGATCGTGCCGATCACCGCTCCGACCCCGGGCAGGATCGCGAGCAGGTCCGTCGCGATCTGGTTGAGCGTCGCGAAGATCTCGCCGAGCTGCTCCTGCCCCTCGGCGGAGTTCACCCATGTGGCGAACCGTGCGGTCAGGTCCTCGATCGTGGTCAGCAGGTCGGACCCCGGCCCCGAGGCGGCGCCGAAGACCCCCGCGAGGATGGAGCCGATGTTGCCCGCGATCGAGCCGAGCTGGGCGAGGACGTCGCCCGCCCGCTGCACGATGTCGGAGAGCTTGGCGGCGCCGCTCTCGGAGGTCAGGAACGCCGCCGCGCTCTCCAGAGCTCCAGCGGCCCACTCGTTGAACCGTTCGATCAGCGGCAGCCCCGCCACGGCCAACTGGGCCAGTACCGTCATCAGCGGTGAGACGACACCGGAGAACGACGAGGTCGCTTTGGCGGTGCCATCGAAGATGTCGGCCAGTTGCCCCTGGAAGAGAGGAGTGTTCATCGTCCGCAACGCCTCAGCGCCCAGGCTATTGAGTGCTGAGGCGACGGCGGTCATGCCCGTTTCGAGCGTGGGCATGGCGCCGGTGGCCAGGGCCGAGAGCTCCTCGCCCAGTCCGGCGAACAGCTTCTGCTGCACCGCCGTCTGGATCGGGGCGAACTGCTCCCGGATCCCGGCGAAGGATCGGACGAACGACTGGGCGCTGGGGGCCAGGCCGGACAGGGCCTCCTCCAGCTCCTGAGCGGTGCCGCCGGTGGCGGACATCGCCTCGCTCACCCCAGACAGCCCCGTGGCGAGGGTGGCCATACCGGCGCCGGCGACCAGGGCCGCGGCGGGCAGGGCCAGCACCGCCCCGGACGCGGGACCGGCGGCGGCGCCCAACGAGGTGATCGCGGAGGTGGCGGTGGTGATCGCCGACATCTTCCCGATGTCGCCGAGCCGGTCGAATTTCTTGGTGAGGCCGTCCAGGCCGCGCACGGCCTTGCCGACGCCCTTGTCGAACTTCTTGCTGTCCAATCCCAGCTTGACGAGCAGGGATGCGACGGTCGCCACGCGGGATCACCTCCCGCCCGGCTCGGTTAGTCGGTCTCGGTGCCGCCCATCGCGGCGTTCGCCTGCCGGATCGCCGACCACATCTGTTCGTCCGATTGGTAGTCGTCCCAGGTCGGCAGCAGCTTCTCCGGGTCGACGGGCTTGGCGCCCTTCTTACGGTTGACGTTGTAGACGGCCGCCGCGACGATGGCGGCCTGGATGTCGCCGCGGCGCGCGCCGAGCGGACCGGCGCGGCGCTCGTAGACCGCCCACTCGGTCAACTCGCGTGAGCTCGTCCGGTCGAGCAGCTCGGCGACGGGCATGCCGAGGTGGCCGGCCAAACGGAAGTAGAACTCCCGTTCTGGCCGGCGCCTCATTCCCCCAGCAGCTCGTCCACGTCGTCGTCGGTCAGCCCGGACAGGCGCTGGCACGCCTCGAACACCCGGTTCAGGACGGCGGCGTTCTTCTGCCCCAGGGCGGCGACGTCCGAGGTGCTGAACACGGTGTTGCCCTCGGCGTCGACGATGCACTTGGCGACGAACTTGGCGCGCACGTTGTCGAGCTTGAGCCGCTTGGTGTTCCCGGCGATCTCGGCCTCGAACCGGTCGCGCTCGGTGCCGGTCAGGGCGCGGATGCGCACGGTGCCGCCCCACTCGGGGACGTCGACGGTGGCGTAGGCGAGGTCGTCGGCGCCGAGGATCGCGTCGCGGCCGAGGAACTCCGTCTTCTGGCTGGTGGTCATCTGTGCGTCGTCCTTATCGATCGGCTACGGGGCGGGGGTGATGGTGGGCTCGCCGGACACCTGCCAGGTCAGGGTCGCGGCCATCTGCCCGTCGATGGGCATCTCGCGCTCGAACCCGGTCAGCAGCGCCGCGAAGGCCCAGACCTCGCCGGCCGGCGACTCCATCTCGTAGTTGACGGGGTCGGGGTTCTTGAAGTCGCCGTAGATGACGTCGTGCTTGTCCGGGTCGTAGTGGACTTCGACGGACACCTCGCCGCCGTCGATCAGACCGCCGATGAACTCGCGGAAGTTCGACGGGGAGTCGTGCGCCGTGACGTCGTAGGTCTCGCGCTCGCTGTTGGGGCCGGAGAACGTGCCGACGTTGCCGATGGGGGTGAACAGCTCTCCGGTGCCGCCGGGGTCGCCGTCGCCCCGTCGGAGCTCGGTGCCGAAACCGTCGCGTCCTGCCATGTCATCTCTCCTTGTTCAGCCACACCCGGTACCGGACCGGGCAGTGTCGGATGGTGGGGTCGGGGTCGCGCAGCATCCGGTGGTGCTCGCGGAAGATCGCGACCAGTTCGAAGCCGTCAACGGTGAGCGGCTGCCGGTCGAGCAGCCGGTCCAGGTGGGCGAGGATGCGGCCGATCTCGCCGTAGCCGCGGTACTTCGACCAGATGTGCAGCACGAACGCGACGGTCAGGCCCTGGTTGTCGTGGCTGTCGTCGGGCTCCTCGATGACCTCGCCGACCAGAACGTGCGGGTAGGTCGCCGCCTCGGGGACCTCGTCGTGGACGCCGGTGATCGCGGTCAGCTCCGCGTCACCGGCGAGCCGCTGGTAGATGGCCTGCTGCAAGGGCCACGCCGCGGACGCCATCAGCCGACCCGCTTCGCGACGCCGTCCGCGACCCAGCCGCGGAGCTTGCGGTTCGCCTGCCGGACGTTGGGATACATGAACGGCTGCGCGGACATCTTCGACGTGCCGTACTCGACGTACTGGCCGTAGTACTCGTCGTCGGACCAGATACCGACCCGCGCGTCGGTCGTCGCCCCGGAGCCCTCGACGCGTATCTCCAGCGCGCGGGCGAGGTCGCCGGAGTCGACCGGGACATCCGCCGCCGCGCCCTGGTACACGTCCTCGGCCCACGTCCGGGCGGTCGATTCCCGCACGTCGTGGATATCGGCGGTCAGCCGGGCGAGCGCGCGCCGCGCCGTCCGTCCGCCGATGACCTTGGCGCTGAAACCCATCAGACGCCCCCTTCCTCGGCCTGGCGGGATGAGCAGTCCGCCCGCAGGTAGGTGCCGCGCACGGACGGAGTGAAGACGGCGACGACCTCCAGAACCAGGTCCGGCCGCCGTAGCTGGTCCCCGCGGCGGACGTCCGCCCCCGGGCTCAGGTAGGCCACGTGCGTCATGTTGGCGCCCTCCTGCTCCCCGACCTCGCGCTGGGAGGACGACGGTTGGGAGAGGCGGACGCGTTGGTCGCCGAGCGATGTCCACGTCTCGACCTGGCCGCCCCCGCCGTCGTCGGCGAGCGCCACCCGCCAGACCTCGACGCTGGTGTTCAGCAGGCGACCGGTACCGCCCCTCATCGGGACCTCACCAGACCGACGCCCCCGCCGAACCGCTTGGCCAGGCGTCGCGTGAGCCGGTCGGAGAGCTCCAGCTCGGTGATCCGGCCGTCACCGCCGTAGGTCACGGAATAGTCGCCGATCCGCTCCTGGCGGATGTCCGTGGCCGCCAGACCGGTGCCGTCGGTCTCCGCCCGCCAGGCGAGCAGGGTCGCCGCGGCGATGCGGCACACCAGCATCACGATGTCGGAGGGGACCTCGGGCAAGCCGTGCGTGTAGGTGACCTGGACCTGGCGGGGAGTGCCGTCGGACGACCATCCGCCCGCCCGCCACAAGGTGCCGGAGGTCAGGCGGTAGTCGGTGACCGGCGCGCCGTCCACGGTCACGCTGGACACGGACGTGACGGGCGGTCCGGGCAGGTGGAGGCGCTGGGTGGCCTCGGCCTCCGCGGTGATGGTGGAGGTGGTCTGGCCGATGGGCGCTCCCGCGGCGTCGCGCACCGCGGCGGAGGCCGCAGCCAGGTAGGCCTCCAGAAGAGGGATTTCCTCGGTGGGCACGACCAGGCCCAGGTTCTGGGCGTCGGTGACGGTGGCCAGGGGTGCTAGCGCCACGGGCGACCCCCTTTCCTTTCGTTGACGAGAGTGAGGGGGCCGACCTGGGGCGCGCTCAGCCGCGTCCCGCGTGAGCCCAGGAGGAACGAGTTGTGTGATCGGCTATCGGGTGGTGCTCAGGCGAGCGCCGACGTAGCCGGGGTGAGGGTGAGGGTGGACGCGGGCTCGCACGTCGCGCGTGGATGTGCCTGCCGCGGTGGGACGTGGTCAGCACGTCGCATGCGTGTATGGGAACACCCCGCTGCACCGGTTGAGTCCTACTCAAGGACTCGACCCTCGGCTTCCTCACGAAGTTTCTCGCGAAGCCATTCTGGAATGTGCTCGTCATCCCGAGGGAAATACTTCAGATCGTTGGTGAATCCCTGAGCCGTGGGAAAGACAATCTGGGGATCCTGGTCATAGTTGTAGTCAACCGTGAACCCCCCTTGGGAGTTGATGGTGCAACGAAGGGAGAACCAGGTTCCTTTGCCCTCTTGGTACATTCCAGCACGAAGCTCACCTAAGAGCAAGGCAATCTCATCCGGAGCCCATTTGTCTTCAGTTTCACCACTGGCAAATTCAACAAGCAGAGATTCAGTTGCGTGATCAATGACAGACTCGAGAGAATAAACCATCCGACTCCAACCCACAGGAGCCTCGGCAACGATTCTTCCAACCACTTCTTCCAGAATCGCTTGCTGATCGGACTGCTTCAGATGCCCTCGTTTGAAAAACGGACTTACCAACACGGTTTCCTTTATTCAAAAGGCGGAAGGTTATTGTAGTGCAATACTTTCTTGATTCTTTTTCCGTTAAGATACCATTTAACCTTTACCGCAACAGGAGGCGAAGGAATCATTTCTCCTGTATTTGGATCCCGAAGTTCGGGGAGGTTCGGGTCATAGATATTCTTTATTTCAATGTCGATCTGCGGGTTTTTTGGATTGCGCGCGAGGGCGCGATTCCACGACCCATCATTAAATTTTGAGTTATTGAAAAGATGCCATTTGGCTCCATGTTTCAGGATTCCCCGCCAGGCGCGTTCCACATTATAGAAGGCTCCTTCGATCCCCCCTAGGGTCCTAGGATCCTTGTCCAGGAGAGCCGTAGCGGTACGATTCTGGTTGACATCGTATCTCATTGGGACCATATTCAGCGGGTCGCCGATCCCATAATACTGGGATCCGATGAGATGTCCACCATCGTACTGGATGTCCTGGTACTGCGGCACCTCACCTGGCTCCGGCTTACGATGTTCTGTCTTGATGAAGTCGTCCCTGATTTTTTTATTCAGGAGCTGGAAATATCTTTTCCCCCGCGCGCCGACTTCCCTCTGCCTGGAATCGTTTCTCTCGTTAGTTTTATGAGTGATTCGCCCCTCAGCGGAGATGGTTCGACCTTGCCCGTCCGTCCGGTACGTATAATGGTCGACCACGTAAGTCATTTCTCGCCTGGGATTAAGAAACTCAGGGTGCCTGGAGTTCCATCCCTTAGATTCGGCGCGAACCTCGATGATCTTGCCATCGCCGCCGGTGATGTAATCAGTCCAGCGCCCGTCAGTCTCAGTCAGCCTGTAACGGGTGTTGGGCTCCAGGGTGACATCATTGCCGAACCTTTTGCCCTCTTCCGGCAGTAGTGCCCTGTCCTTGGGATTTTCGCTGTCGCGCCTGATATTGACTTCGACAAGATCAGGCTTGACCCCTGTAACGGACTGCCCCGACGCAGATGAAGTCGGATTACTCGACCCGCTTTCGAGGGTTGGTGTCTCTTGGCTCTCCGCAAGGGTCAGATATTCGGAGTCGGTCAAGCTCTGGATAACTGCCTCACGGTCCCCGTTCGACTCGGCGATGATCTGCTCGGGCATTGCCCGCCCACTGCGTGATGAGCGGACACGATCACCGTCGACGATGTCCTCAGTTCGCGGCTCCGAGTTCTCACCGTTTGTCGTGGTCTCCGCAGCGTCCGGGCGCCTTCCGGCGACACTCATGCGTCGACGCGTGCTGATGACCTGTCCGATGTCGGCGCCCTGGCGGATGGCCTCGGCTCGGGCCGCGCCGAACCGGCGCGCCTGCTCGTCGGGGCTCATCCGCTCGAAGAGCTCCCGCGGCGACTGCGGGGGCGGGTCGTCAGCCGTCAGAGGCATCACCGCGCAGTCGCACTGCGGGTGCCGGGCGAACCCTTCGGCCCAGGAGAGAACCTGGCCCGCCAGCGCGATGCAATCGGCACAGGCCGGCAGTTTGACGACCCGGGTGTAACCGACCACCCCTGGGTGGGCGGTGATGCCCACGAGGTCGGCGGCGCGCCCGGCGTCGGCGACCTGGGTGTGGACGATGCGTTCCAGTGACACGGCGGCCGCGGCCATCGCCCTCTCCGCCGATGCACCGTTGGCGATGAGGCCGAGCGCGGTGATCGCGGGCCGTGCGAGCAGGGTCGAGAGGTCGCGCCCGTCGGATGCCACCCCGACCAGAGCTCTCGGGTTCACTCGTGCGGACGGTTCACTGGGAAGCACTCGATCCAAGTAGGACTCCGTGCGGCCCGCTGTAGCGAACTGCGCCGCCGTGACGACGTCGATAGCCTCGTCGACGAAGGTCCGCAAGGACTCGCGGATGTTGTCGGGGTCGATCGTGTCGCGCCAGGAATCCACGACGCTACGTGCGGCGTTTGCGGCGACCCGAGCCTGCTCGGCCTGGTGTTCGAGAGCGAGGTCCAAAGACACGGCCACACCTCGCTCTCCGCGGGGTCCGTTCAGCCGTGGGGTCTAGGAGCGGCCCATCTCCGCGGCGATCGCGCCGATCGGATCGGCCGCCGCCTCTCGCTCCTTCATGGCGAGCAGGTCAGCGATCTCGGTGGGGGTGAGCCCGTACCGGGCCGCGATCCACTCGAAGGGGAACCCGACCTGCTGGAGTTTCAGCAGCGCGTCGGCCAACTGGGCTTGGGAGCGTGACTCGGCGTCCGCCCACAGCACGCTGCCCGCGGCGATCGCGCGCGCCTTGGCCTGGTCTCCCTGGGCTAGCGCGATCAGGGCGAACATCTCGCGCAAGCTCTGGCCGAACCACAGCTGTTTCTCCTCGACCCGCTTGACCAACCCGGTCTCCGCAGCGATCAAGGCGTCGCCGGAGAGGTTCGCCATCCGCCCGATCAGGTAGTGCTGGGGGGTCCTGGTCTGAGCCGCGATGTGCCCGACCGCCACCTCGATCACGTCGGTGTAGGCGGCCAGGTTCGCGGCCGACCATTCGGCGATCTTGGCTTGCTCTCCGGTGATCCAGAGAACGCGGTCGACGGCGAACTTCTCCATCGGGACCGGCTTCTCTCCGACGACCTGGCCGTTCTCGTCGAGGACCGGAGTGGTCGGCATATCGGCGCCCAGAATCACCCGCTGCGGGAACGCCGCGTAGTCCGCGGCGGTGAACAACTGACTCCAGAGCAGGTTGATCGCGTCCTGCATGGCGACCGTGCCGGCGACGTCCGACATCGGCTCGTCGGCGAGCGTCGGCCGGTTGGCGAGTTCGACGACCGGGACTCTCCCCAGCGGGTTGGGCTGCGGGTTCGGTTCGTCCCCGGTATCGCGCGGCCGCCACGTCATCCCCCCGCCGGGGCCCGTGGGGTGGAACGAGCGGGCGTGCCGAAGCAGCGGTCTCTGGAACTTCCAGACCTCATCGGGCAGATAGAGAGTCGCGAACTCGGTGTGACCGTCCTGCCAGCGTTTGAGCGCCGCGCGGCGCCGTCGTCGACTGCCAGGCTTGTAGGCGACGACGCACTCCCGCGCGTCCTCGAACGTGACCTCCGGTGTGCTGTCGTCGTCGGGGTTGCCCCAGACCAGGACGAACGACCGTGCCGTCGTTCCGGCTCCGAGGAACCCCAGCTGCGAGTCGGCGTCGAGACCGTTGACCTGCCACACCCGCCACAGCTCACGATCCGCTCCGTCGGACCCCGCGGGTTTGACGCCGGTGACGGTGAGCCGTTCGACGGGGGAATCGGCGACCACCTGCGTCCAGTTGTCCGCGAATCCCCGATAACGCTGGGCGAAGTAGTCACGGAACTCGGATGAGGCGAATCGTAGCGGCTGTTCACCGCGGTAGTAGCCGTTCAACCTCTCGGCTTCACCTGTTCGGGCGTTCAGCTCGTTCTCTAGCAGGGTGACGAGCACCTGAGCCTGTTCAAGCGTGGCCATGCCACCCCTCTCGCCTCATTACGCGGTATAGACGTAGTTCTTCTTACGGGTCGCCAGACCTGCGGAAATCACGTCGCAGGCGGCCTCGTGAGCGAGGATCGACGATATGGCAGCGTCGATCTTCTGTGCCGACGAAGCTTTTCTCAGCACGTATCGGTCACCGGGTCTCGCAGCCATCTTTGAGTTGGCCACATGTGCTGCGGTGATGGGACAGGCATCGTGCGACCACGTCGTTTCGCTTTTCGTGACATCGGTCTTTAGCCGCTCGGCTGCAGCGTGCATTTGAACGATGCGGCGTGTGTGCCAGCGAATGACGCGACGTTCACCGTAGGCGTCGACCCACTCGTCGACTTCGGTCTCCCAATACGGCGGGTCGGTGTACAGGCGCACGACGTCGTATCGGTGCATCAATTCGTCGATAGCCGCTCGAACCTCAAGACGGGGAACCTGTCCGCCGTAATCGGCGGGATTCCAGATGGCTGGCCGCTGTTCGGGACCGTAGGCGGGGGTGAACTGGAAGCCGTCGAGTGTCTCGGCACGCACGGCCGTCCAGTCGTCCAGGTCCGATCCGTCGAAGCCCAGAACGATCCTGCTGCCGTCGGAGACCTCGCGTTCTTCCTCGCGTTCAGCCCATGATTCGGCGTTCAGCCAAGAGGCGGTGCCCGACGTGATCCGGTTGCCGAAGAACCTTTCGGCCTGGGCCTCGTCGCGCTCGGCCAGTTCGACGGCCTCGCCGTCGATGACGTCCAGGTCGACCCACCACGAATCCCCGTAGACGTGCCGGTAGATCCGGCGTCGCTCCGCCTTGTTGCTGAACCGCAGCGAGGCCGGAGCCTGGACGAAGTCACGGAAGACGTCGGCCGCAGACGACTCGTAGGTGCGCTGGGCGACGCTGTTCTCGGAAGGGTCCCAAGCGTTCGTCGTCGTCAACTTGCGCGGTGGCCACCCATGACCAGCGGGTCCCGTAGGGCATCATCCGGCCAGTTCAGGACGGCTACGGGACACGCTCGGGAGTGCCACGGCAACCGCGCGCGTGCCTCGAAAGGTGGGAGTAACCATGTTCTCCGACACGCGCGGACGCAGCGTCGCCAGCACCCGCGGGACACCCTGGGCATAGAAGAGCCCCGCTCTCGCATGCGAGAGCGGGGGCGTTCCTCGTGTCGCGTCTAGCCGCTGATGCCCCGAGAGATTTGGTCTACGCGGGAGGCACTCACACCGAGCTCTTCCCCGATCGCGCGCATGGTCATTCCCTGCTCTCGCAGAGCAACGACGGCGGGGCGCCGCACCTCTTTGAGCGCGCGCTCAGTGTCGGCGAATGTGGTCAGAACGTCTCCGACCAAGCGCGCACGGGTGAGCGGGTCGGACACCGTGGCCAGTTCGTCGGGTAGCTGGCGCACTCTGGCAAGTATGTCGTTGATTTCCATACCAGCGACTTTAGCATCGAAGAAAAAAGTTGTCCAGAACCCTTGCGTCTAGTTTAAAGGGTCCTGTACTATATAGGTACAACAGAACAGAGGGGGTGATAACCCAACCAACCGCCGAACTAATCGACGGACGAAGGGAAACACCCAATGGACACCCGCGAGTGGCTGTTGCTGGTTTCGATCATCGGAGTGACCGAAACGTTCATCGCGATCGTCTTCCAGATCATGACCTACTGGAAGACATTCCACCAGAAGCGCCCCCCGGAGAGCGACTACCAGGGTAAGCACCGAAAGTAAGGGGCAGGGACCGGGGTAAACGAACTACCCCGGCCCCACCCACCCTCGCAGAGTCGCCCGAAAAATCCCGAGAAAGATTTAAAGAACCCTTGCGCGCAGGTCGATGATGCACTAAGCTGAAGATACAACAGAACAGAGGGGGTGATAACCCAACCAACCGCCGAACTAATCGACGGACGAAGGGAAACACCCAATGGAACTCCTGGAGTGGATGCTCCTCGTTTCGATCATCGGAGTGATCGGAGCAGCAGTCGGAAACGTCTTCCAGATCATGACCTACTGGAAGACATTCCACCAGAAGCGCCCCCCGGAGAGCGACTACCAGGGTAAGCACCGAAAGTAAGGGGCAGGGACCGGGGTAAACGAACTACCCCGGTCCCATCTCCTAGGCTTGCACACCAACATGACAGACGCAAGGGAGAGTCAAGATGGAAACCAGGGATCTTGTACAGGTGATCATCTCGCTGATCACGCTCGCGGCCTTGATCGGAGCCACCATCCTTGGCGGGATGACATGGTTGGTCACCCTACTCTGGGTGCTGTGGGTGATCGGCGTGGTCGTGTCCATAGCGGTCGCGCGCGCCCGCCGTCGCCTCGAATGAGACGAAGCCCTAGCCGCACGTGCCGTGTCCGTCGCTACGCGTAGGGCGTGCCGAGCATCGCTTCGCTCTAGCATGTCGGACACTCACAACGTGGGGAGCATCCGACCCACGGCGCGCCCGCGCGTGGCCACCACCGTGTCCATGAGGCACGCCAGGAACACGCGCACCAGTCGCAGAAACATGTGTCACCGGATTGGTTGCCCTAGGTAGCAACACGAACCGTGATCACATCATGGTTGCGGAGAGCGCCGAACTGCTGACTCGACTACTATCCGCTATCAGCACACGACAGGGTGGTCGCTGTACGTTACCACCGTTCAAAGTCAGTCGCATGCAATGCATGACATGACCACTACGCAGCGTTGGATTTCGCTCTGGACCGTGTCGCGTGCGGGCGCGAGGCGTGGGCAGGGAAACGCCACGGTGCAGCGTGACGCGCTCTCAGAGACGCTGAGAGACCCTTACGCGCCCCCGGGACCCTAGTTGCCACGGCCAACGCCTCAGCGGCCGTCTGGGGCGCTTTGGACGTGGCCCTACGGAACGGCCCCCCATGCCCGAACCATGACATAGGCGACACGGAACGTAGGCAACAAGCGGATAATGAAAAGAGGGCTACCGAGCGCGATGCCCGGTAGCCCTCGGCTATCAATCACCAAGAGTGATCAGTTACTCAGAGTAACTAACATCCTTTGAACCTGTCCGGTATTTTTTGGGGCTCCCCGGCGTTCCCCAAGGCCCCCCGGGTAGGGGGTCACCCCCCGGGTCGGCCGCGCGGTCACCGAGAGTCAACCGAGTCCGGCGACGGCTCGGAGTTACGGAGTGACACCGAGGATGCGCACCACCGCCGCAGGATTGGGCAGAACCAGATCCGCGCGCAGCGTGGCGCGCACCGCGGTGCGGTCGCTGGTGAATCCGGCGGACTGGTCGACCTGGATGTCCGCCTCCTGACGGCTCACCGCCACGACCTGAGGGGCGTCGTAGACGTAGACGCTGGTCGCGTCCGTGGCCGTGCCCTGGGTCTCCGAGGTGGAGATCTGCGAGGTCAGGAACACCGGGACCCCGTAGATCGCGCGTCGCACGCCCTGGGCGCCGGATCCGGCCGACTCCTGGAGCAGGGGCTTGTTGTTGCCGGTGTCGGATTCCTTGACTTTGATCAGCTCGCGCCACGTGCGCGGGTGCATCACGATCGCGGACCCCTCGGCGTTGGCCTCGCTGAGCATGCCCAGCGCGTCGGCGATCGGGTCCAGGTTGGCCAGAGGGGCGCCGTCGGTGCCCATGGACACCGTCTGAATGCCGGTCTGGTTCCGCAGACCTCGAATCTCGGGCGCGGTACCGCTGCCTTCGAAGAACCCGTGGTCGAGCTTGAGCGCGATGGCGCGCGCGAGGTTCTCCATCAGCGTTCGCTGTGCCGAGGGGTTGGAGTCGGAGACGAGCTCGTTGGAGGCGAACGTGAGCGCGGCCAGCTTGCGCGGGATCGCGGTCACGATGTCGGCGTCGGGGTCGGAGACGGTGATCTCGTCGCCCTCGGGTGTCCAGTTGGCGGCCGCGTCGGAGAGGATCCGCGGGATCTCCAGTCGGGCGCCCTGGGTCGTCTCGCGTCGGAAACCGGACTGCAGGCCGACCGACTCCGCGGCGAGGCGGTCGAAGAAGTAGTCGGCGGCCTCGGAGGGGGCGAAGCTGCCGCCGGCCGTGCCGCTGGTGGTGAGCCACGTCATGGGTGTACTCCCGTAGGTCGTTGGGGTATCGGCGAGCGTTGGTCACGGACCAGCGTCGGGCGCCCACGGGGCGGAAGGGGTGGCGGAGTCGGCCGCGGGCTCGAGCATCCACCACTGGGATAACTATACCGCTCTAGTCCCGTTTGAACAGGTCCGCGAGGTCGGGCGTGCGCGTGGTTGTTCCCCGACGGGCGCCGCCGTCCGCCGTGCCGTGGAAGCGTTGGCGTCGCAGGTAGGGCCGCTCGTCGAGGATGGTGTTCACCCGCTCGTTGACCTTGTCGGGTGAGACGCGCCCGTCGTCGTCGAGGAGCTCGGACACATCGGTACCGAATACCCAGAGGTCGGCGCCATTGTGCAGTCCGTTGCCGCCTTGCGCGTGGCGCTCCGCCTCGGCGCGCTGCAGTGTTTCGAGGCGACCGGCCAGGGCATCGCGTTCCGCCTCGGTGGCGCGCAGCTGGGTTCGGTAGCGCGCGGCTTCCCGGTGCGGCTTGCTGTCGCCTGTCTGGCCGTGGTCCGTGTCGTCGGTGTCGCGTGGCGCGGGGTCGGTGTCGGTATTGGTGTCGGACGCGGACGTGTCCGGGGCGGTTTCCTCGGGGGGTGTGGTCATCGTTGGTGTCCTTTCCTGGTGCTGGGTTTCTCGCCCTGTGCCGTCCCATTCGTCCCACCGTCATTTGTGCTGTTCAGCGTGGGACGGTTGGTTTTCTGGGACGGGTCGATCCGTCCCACGCGCGCAAGCGTCCCGGTGTTGGCCTGGGATGACGAGGTTGGGACGGCTGGGACGGTCGGGTGGCTACTCGGCCTGGTGGTCGTCGACGGCGCTGGGTTCCGCGGAGGTGTCACGCGCGGGGATGTAGCCGCGGAAGGTCATGCGCAGTCGTTCGCGTTGCCGTGCGGACAGTGGGGGCGCGGTGTCAACGAGCGCGCGGATCCTGGCGGCGTATTCGGGGCCGTAGGCCTCGAGGTCTCTGCTCTGGGCCATGTGGCCGCTCCTTCACAGTCTCGGGACGCACGACGGCCACGGACCGGGGTGGTCCGTGGCCGTGGTGTGTGCGTGCGGGGTGCTAGCTCTCGCCGTTCCATTCGATGGTGATGCGCAAGGACGGATCGTGGCGCGCGCCCTTGACGTTGGGCAGCAGGGTCACGTTCATGAGCGCGCGGACGATTTCCCGCTGTCGGCCCAACGGGAGCGCGGGCCAGACGTCAGCGATCTTCGGGGTGATCGGGTTACGCGCGGTCGGGGCGGTGCGCGGCGCGGACGCGCGTTTCTCGGCCGCTTCGATCTCCGGTAGTAGCCGCGCCTCGATTCGGGCGAGTGCGGCCGCGCTGACCGCGCCTTTGGCGACCGAGTCGTAGACCTCCTCCAGTCGGGTCCGCTTCTCCTCCGCTTCGGCGAGGGCGGCGCGCGCGTCCTCTTCCTGTCGCTCGTCGACGAGCAGGTCCGCGACGTCCGGTCGCGACAGACGCGCGAAAAGGGCGGTCTTGACGTAGTCGTCCATCCTGTCGCGCATAATGACGGTGCATTTGCCGTGGTTGGCGGAGACACCTCGGCACGCGTACTTCACGGCGCGTTCCGTCTTGTCCGCGGCCTCGGTCCGACGGATGGCCATCGTTCCGCCGCACACTCCGCACCGCGCGATACCGGTAAGCAGGTTGCGCGCGTGCGGGTCGGGGCTGAACTGACGGCCGGGGTCGCGCAACCGCTGGACGCACACGTAGTAGGTCGTCTCGTTGAGGACGGCCGGCCAGGCCGCGTCCCCGATGATCCGTCCCCGGTGTACGCGTTTGGCGATGTAGGCGGGGTTGAGCAGCATCTGACGCATGGTCATGGTGGTCCACTGGCTACCGGTGCCCGTCCGCAGTCCGCGCAGATTGAAATCCTTGGTGATCGCGAACAGCGATTCTCCCGCGGCGAACCGTTCGGCCGCCTCGCGCACGACGGGAGCTTGTTTCTCGTGCGGAACTTGGCGAACGAAGGAACCGGTCTCGCTGTCGTACTCGCGCCGGTAACCGAAGAGCAGTCGTCCGTGTGGTTGACCCTTGAGCGCGTGCGCGCGCTTGTCTCGGATGATCCGGTCACGCGTGACGCTCGATTCCCGTTCGTCCAGGAGCGCGTCTAGGCCAGTCGTAAACCGGTCATCGGTTCGTGTGAGGTCATACAAGCGACCCTTGTATGACCACTGGATCCCGTTTTCCTCGGCCACTTTCCGGAGCGTGACGTATGCGCCCAGGTCCCGTTGTGCGCGCGAGGATTCCCACGTGACCAGGACGTCCGACTCACCCGCGCGAAGAAACGAGATCAGTTGCTCGTATTCCGGCCGTTCCTTGGTGGCGTAGCGGGACGCGGAACGGTCGTTGTCGGTGAACACCTTGACGATCGTCCACCCGCGCCGTTCGCATTCGGCGGTGCACTCGTCCACCTGTTGGGAGACGGAGCGCAGTTGCTGGCGCGGGTCGCTCGACACGCGCGCGTAGATCACGGCTCGGAGCGCGCGCCCGGGCGCGGCCACACCGTCAAACGTCGCGGTCGCGGTGACGTCGTGCGGGTACACGTCAATCATCGCGCACCTCCCGACGTGTGAGCACCGGTCACGGGTGACGCGTCGGCAACGCGCGCGGACGGTTCTGCCTCGGGCGCCGGTGACGCGTCACAGGGACGCGGACAGACCGCAGCCTCGGGCATGCTCCACTTCCCTTCCATTCCGCTTACGGGCAGGGACCGGGGCAGGCTCCCGCGTAGCGCGCCGAGATCGCACGGGCCCGTTTCCACCGTCAGGAGAAGAGCGCATAACTGCTTGGTCTCCACCGCACGGCCACCCATTCCCGCGAGTCCTCTGCGCTGAGTCTCAGCGACCTTGACCATTCGGTTATCCGCCGTCCAGATACCCGTTTCGTCCTGGGCGACGAACGTGACCCGCTGACCGAGGCGCGATTGCGCGTTACTCGTCACGGTGACGATTTCGCCCCCGTTGGGAAGGCGTGTGAATTCCTCACCGACTTTCGGGATCATCTCCGCCAGCGGACCGAGCTTGATCATGGGCCGGAGGGCGTCGTAGATGTTTCCGGTCTGGTCTTCGGAAAAGGCCGTCACCTGGATCAGCGGCGTCGGCCAGGGAATGCCCATGGCCTCCCCGGGTTCGTATTCGTAGTCCCACCCGCAACCGCACCCCTGTTCGGCGCAGCGGTACGCCTCGCCGCCCCGCGCGTACCCCGCGAACACCACTGGGCCGACCGCTTCCGCGAGGATCTGGGCCGCTGTGAGCGGCCCCTTACCCCATTTCTGCGGACGCACGAGCTGGGACCGGCGGTAGAAGAAGGCGCTCGCGGGAGAGTTCAGCGACCGACTGACGTCCGCGTCTCGGCGGACGCGGTAGTGGTTGGCGAAGAACCACAGCATCTCGTCCGTCAGCTCGAACGGCTCGCCCCGGTGGAACCCGTCGGGGATCACGCAGTGCGCCTCGACCCAGTCGATCGCGACGAACAGGGTCGGCCAGGCGACGACCTTCCCGTCAGTCGCCTTCGCCATCGGCGACGACCTTCAAACGGGACCGCGCGGACGGGCGCCGTCGGCCTGAGTGCTCGGGTTTCCTCGACGCTTCCACGACGACCTCCCCGGGTTCGATCCGCCACCGGTTTCGCAGCATGCCCTGCACCGACAAGCCGAGGCTGTCGAGGTACTGCCGAACGACCTTCTGCAACTCGACGGAGGCGCCCGGCAGCTCCGCCTCGGCGAGCTTTCGCACGAACATGGCGACCTCGTAGCGCTGGTCCAACCGTTCCCACATGACCGCTTGCGGCCGGGTCCACAGGTCGCGCCACAGATCCCACTCACGTGGTCGCGGGTTGACCAGCGGCCACTCGGGAGCCGCACCGGTGCGCCCTTCGGCCGGGAGCGTCGTCCATGTCCCTTGATCCGAGGGGCGGTAGCGACGCAAGGCGTTCGGGTCGGGCGGAGGGCCGGACACTGGACGGGCGCCGCCTCGGGGCATAGCCGATCACCCCCTCTAGCGTCGATTGCCTCCGCGGATGTGAACAGCGTGCCCGGAAGGGCGTCACTCCCGGCGGTGCCACCCTCCAGGCTCCTCACGGGCGGTGATACGCGCGTGGCAGCGTTGCGTGAGTGCTTGAAGGTTGTCGGGGTCATGGCCGCGGGGCCCGAGCGGCCCCAGCCCGTCCACGTGGTGGACGTGCTCCGCCACCGGGCGCAACAGCGTCGGCAGCGCGGCGTGTTCATCGCATTCGCAATAGGGGTGGTCATCCAGGTACGCGGCACGTGTGCGCTCCCAGCGACGGTTGTACCCCTTGGCCCTAGCACTGGGACGTTTTCGGGCATTGGCCCTGGAGCACGTTCGGCATCGGCCTTTCCTGGATAACTCTGGGCATCCGGGAGTCGGACATACCTGGAGGGCTCTACGCGGAGGCACGGGTACCACCTGGTGTTTCAGAGCGTTTTGACACACGCGAAAGGCCCAGGAGCAAATGCTCACCGGGCCTCTTCAGCTTGTCTCAGATAGCTTTCACCATCTTGCTCCGCATTCTGCCATCATTGTCAAGTCCGCGCAAGTCGAACACGAACGCGACGAGCACGTCGCCGCGCGACCTCCAAATCCGTCAGCGTACTGACGTGGTCGGAATCCTCCGCGCACCGCACCTGCCCGTCGATGGGCAGGCCCGGCGCCAAAAGCACGGTCAGCCGTCCTCCGCACGCCTTCGGAGTTTGCCCGTCGAGGATGATGACACGGCAGGGTTCGGGGATGGGGATACGGCGTACCGGCCTGTCCACGGCACGCACGGCCTGTCGAACAGCCGCGTTGACCTCATCGATCAACTCAGCCGCGTAACCGCGCGCCCGGGCCCAGCGGATGACGGGAGCGAGCCACCTCGCCATATCGGCGAGGTCGTCCTCGGGGAGTCGGGACGTGGCCGATTCCTCGTGGAGCACCCGCACCCACGTCGACAGCGTGCCGTGCAGGACTGAAGCCGCCTCAGAGGCGCGCAGATCAATCGGAAGCGGAGCCGCGGCGGCTCTCGTCCGTTTGCCTCCGCTCGTGCCCCCCAAGGCGGTGCGGCGGGCGACGGCGTCCTCCAGAGCTTCAGCGAGCCAGTCGTGAACGCTCCGCAATCCCTCGACGGTCTCATCGGCGCATCGGACGCACACGGGCGCGTCGTCGCCCGACGGTCGGGCGCACAAGTCGCACGGATAGTGGTCGGCCATCTCTTTGTCCCCCGGTTCATTCGTGATGTGAAGTGCCTGTGGCGTCCGACGGCTTCACCTAGGTGGGCGCCGCGACGGCGCGCTCCTTCCGTTCTTGGATAATTCGCCGCCCGATAGCGGCGAGCCCGTCAAACGTCTCGGTCGGAGTGAAGGTCTCGGACACAGGTGTGAGCGTCTCCTCTCAGAACGGCGGAATATCACCGCTGGAACACGCGCCCGATCCGGCGCTTCGGATATCCGTCGGCGGCGGGATCGCTGTCACCGGAACCGGTCCGGGGCACCGATGAGCGGCCACCACCGGGTGGCGTCGATGCCTGACCAGTTCGGGAATGCGTTCGACGAGGAATCTGCCGTTGACGGGATGGCCGACGAGGTTGTAGGTCATTCTCCCTTCCAAGCGGGCGCGGAGTTCGGAGGGTCCGTCGAGCGTGATCGGATCCGCCCGGACCGGGATTCCCGCCACGGCGGCGTCGAGGGCGACGATGACGGCCGACTCGCAGGAGGCGCAGACATCGAGGCATGCGCGGACGCGCGGTGTTCTCATCGGTTCCCCTGGGGTCTGGAAGTGAGGGCAGCGACAGCACCGCAGAACTCGTCGCTGGCCGGAACGTGCGTCTGTGCGTGCGCGCGTGGAACCGGAACCGCGCATGTGGTGTCACTGCTGTCACTTCTCCTGCTCTGACCTGGAGTCTCATCGTGATCTGAGGTCACTTTTCGCTGTCCCTCCCGTTGTCACTGGGGCCGGTCCGCTGTCACTGCTCGAGGTCGGCGGGGGTTCCGCGGTCGGAGTCCAGTGACAGCGACGCGGTGGCCGTCCCGCCATCAGGGGCTCCCGTGTGTGCTGTCTTCGAGGAGGGTGAGGCCGAGGTAGTACCGCTTGCCATTGGAGGGTTTGGAAGCGATCCCGCGGGCCTTGATCTCACGGCCGAAGGGTGAGGCGGCCAGCGGTTTGATGCCCTCGCCCGCGCACCAGGACTCATAGGCGCCGCGCAGCCTCTTCGTTTCGAGTTTCACGAGATCGCCGTCGGTGACACGGCAGTTCTCCTCAAGGAAACGGCTCAGATGGTCCTCCTCCGCCGCGTAGGTCTCAGTGGCGACCTTGACCTTGTCCGGATCCTGAAGGCCGGTGGCGAAATACTGCCGAGCCCCCTCAACGATCCACGCGAGAATTCCGGGGCCCTCCTCGCCGACGAGGATGCGCGCGAGGTTCTCCACCCGCTTCTCGGGCGCGACGGTGTTGGTGAAGGGGATGAGCCGAAGCCTGCGCCAGAAGGACGCACCGCCGCTCTTCACCTCGGGCTGATGGTTGCCCATGAGCCACAGGTGGTGGGTGGGCTCGAAGGTGAAGTGGTCCTGACGCATGAACCGGGCGGTGATGGTGTCACCCCCGGTGAGCATCTTCATCTTGGCCTCGTCGAACCGGTCCTCCTGGTTGACCTCGGAACAGATGACGAGCCGCATGCCCTGGAGACGGGCGAGTTCGGTCTCGTGGGCGGAACGGGAGTGCATGAGGAAGTCGTGCGGCGCGGTGGTCGCGTAGTCGCCGAGGAGTTCCCTCAGCACGTCCAGGAACACCGATTTACCGTTGGAGCCGCCGCCGTGCAGGAACGGCAGCACATGAGTGCCGACATCAGCGCTCGCTGAGAACCCGGCGAGGCGTTGCACGTAGGAGATGACCTCACGGTCGCCTCCGAAGGTGTCGGCCAGGAAGGAGTCCCATCTCGGTGTGGGCGTGTCGGGGTCGGGCGCAGCGGTCGTCGAGCGTGTGTGAAGCTGGGCGGGATCGGGTTCGGTGAGTTCGCCTGTCTCCAGGTCGACGACGCCACCAGTGGTGTTGAGCAGACGGGGAGCGGCGTCAAGGCGGGCCGCAGGGGCGACGACGCGCTGATCGGTGCGGGCGAGCTGCACCATCGCGCCCAGGTTCCGCGCGGCGAGCGAGCGCGCCTTGTGGGCGGCGTCCTCCTTCGTGTCGTCGGGGAGCGCGCGGGCGATCGCTCGCGCGAACTCGGGAACGCGGCCGACGTCGTCCCAAGCCCACCGGTGGCCGTTCCAGATAAGCCACCTGCCTCGCTCTGGGACATAGCGGATCTCGTCCTGATGGGTGTCGGCCAGGCGCAGGGCGTTGCCGTCGTCGGTGCGGGAATAGGTGTCGAGGGCGGTCACCGGAGCGAGCTCGCTGACGGCGAGTGCCGCGGTGCCGTCGGTGACCGGGGACCGATCCGGCCGTGTGAACCGCGTACCTGACGCCGGAGCGGGGACGGCGGTCAGGTGCCGGAACGGCTCCGACGCGGACTCGCCGTATCCGGCGGCCTTGAGCGCCCTCGCGGCGGCCTTGTGGTCGCCTCCGTGTTCGAGGAGGGCGTAGGCACCGAACTTCGTGTACGGGGTCTCGCTGTCGAACTCGGTGCTCGTGGAGAACACGTACAGACGGTCCCTGTCCTCGGCGTGGCCGGTGGTGGCGGAGAATCCCACCCGCTTCCCCGGACGCCGCCAGTACCGGGTGCGCCCGGAACTGTACACCTCGACCCATCCGTGGGGGGTGAGGATGTCGGACCAATCGGTGCTGGCCTCGTAGGCGTCGCCAGGGCTGGCTCCACCTCCGCTCCGTGACCCGCTGGCGGGCTGGGAGAAGCCGCGTGCCGCGTGTCCCGGGGTGGCGTCAAGCATCCGGGCAAGCTCCAGAAGCGCGTCGGAGACCTCACGATCCAGAGTGGCGATGCTGTCCGCGCCCCCGGTGTGCAGGGTCCACGGACGCCCGGTCGGATGCACGGACCCGTGGGAAGGGGCGATGACGAGGAAGCCCCCCTCGCTTTTGGTCTCGATGAGGACCTGGGTCTTCTGGCCAGGGCGCGCCGCCAGCTCTTGGTCGTTGGAGGGCCGGGAGGCGAGCTTCATGTTCGCGACGCCCCGACCATCATCGACACGCCAGAGCAGGTGGAGCCCTCCCGACGCGGTCAGCTCGGTATATCCGGCCATGACCGCGCTGAGCACGTCGCCGAGTCCGAACTCGCGCGCCAGCTCGCGATAACGCGTGAAGACGCCTTCGGTGACAGCTCGGTGTTCGACGTCGAGCGCGACGACTCCGCCGGAGACGGCCCCGGTGACGATCCCGATGCCGGGGTGCCCGTCGGAGAACCAGCTCCTCAGCGCCTCGACTGTGGGGCGCTCGGTCATGTAGCGCTTCCACATTCCCGTGGCCGGCGCCTTGGTTCCGTCGGCGGCCGCGGGGATGACACAGAGTCCGGCCGAATGGAGGGTGAGGGCGGCGTCGAGAGTGGAGCGGGAAAGCCCCGTGTCCGGCACGTCGTCACCGTTTCTGGTCGTTGGGTCGGGGCTGAAGGGCTGATCCCCGCTCATCGGAGGACGCCCTGCCACAGGCGTACGGGGTGAGCGTGGGTACCTGGGTCGGTCGATCTCACATAGCCGATGGCATGAATGACACCGCGTCGGTGAAAGTAGGCGAAGCGGGCGCCGATCAGCGCGGTGCGCACCACAGGCGGCAAGTACGGGCGAATGTCGTTGGCGGAGAAGGGACGGCCTCCGACCGCCGCGCGAGCGATGAGGTGGTCGATGGCAGCGACATCGTCACTAGACGCTTCGGTCACCGCGGCCATTCCGGCGTCGCGGAGCCGGACACCCTCTGTACTGGCCTGCATGCTGCCCTCTCGTCGTCGTGCTGCTTGTGTTGAGGAACCCAGCGAGGTGCGTGCGGGTCCCGACGGTTCGATCAGAGCCGTTCGGGCTGGTGGGATGGCGGTCCGCCGCGGAGGAGGGTGAGGGCCCCGGGCTTCGGGTCCGTCCCCCGTTCGGTGGTGCCCCGGAATCGGGGGCCGGGGCACCACCCATCGGGCTACTTCTGCTGGAGGCTGGCCAGAAGGGCTTGGACTGCGGGGTCATTGGGATCGGCCATCGCCGGAGTCCCCGCTGTGGCGGTGGAGGACGCCCGCTGCCGAACCGGTTCCTGAGTCGAGGAGGCGGTTCCGGACTCGGCCCTCGGAGCCGCCGACGCCTGGTCAGGGGTCTGGGAGTCCAGCCATTCCTGGGCGCGCCGCGCGTCAGCGCCCTGCTCGTCGAAGGGGGCCAGGACCCATGCCTCGAACCCAGAGCTCGTGGTCGCCTTGCCGATGCGGCCGAGCACCATGTGGGCGCCGGGTGACAGACGGTTCACCAAGCCGCCGTGGGTCATCAGCACACCTTCACGGAGCTTCTGGTCACCGTCGAGGTCGACCACGTCAACGGTGGCGGCGGGAACGTCCCGGGCCTTGAAGTGGTCGTATCGGTCCTCGATCTTGTGGCAGTTGGTGATGAGCACGAGATGACCGTCGTGCTCAACGGGCTTGAAGAATCCGCCACCCGTGGGCTGACTGAAGGTGAAGGACATGGTGGGTTCTCCGTTCCTATGCGGCTGGTGTGGCCTGGTCGGGGGTGAGGTCACCGGGGCAACCGACGGCGAGGTCGGAACTTCCGGGCTTCCACCACGGACAGAACCGGCAGGCGCTGCTCGCGGTGGCGGGTAGGTGGGACCACATCCGGGGGCGGGCTTCGGGGTCCAGGGCGATAAGAGCGTCGCGGATGGCACCGAGCCGTTTGAGGGCGTCGAGGGCGGCCTGGCGGTCGTACTCAGAGGTCCACACCCACAGGCCGCCGAGCATGCCGCCGCGAGGGTAGAAGGCGAGGGCCACGGTCTCCGGTCGGTATCCGGCGTTCTCCCAACCGAGCCCGTAGAGGTTGGCCTGGATGCGGTACTGCTCACGGACTCCTTCGGTCTTGTATTTGCGCATCGCGGACTCACCGACGACCTTGTGGTCAATGACGGTGTGAGTGCGCGTGTCGTAGGCGTCGCAGGAACCGGACAACCGGTATCCGGACACGGCCCCGTCGTCGACCCGTACTCGCTCCTCGATGAGGAACCGGCCCGGCTCCTTCTCCCGGTTGTGGCTTTCCAGGGCACCCGCCAGCCAGTCGTGCGTGGCGGTACCGACGATGGACGGCCACGGGTCCCCGCCGTCGTTCACCACGGGCCAGTCCATAAGCTTGTAAGCGAGCCGCCTCGGGCAGGGGTCACCGACCTCGGAGGGGCCGATCCGTCGCTGCTTGGAGCGGGGAGCGTTGGCGGAGGCGTCGAGGATGATCTCGGTGAGCGTGCGCCGGATGCCCTCCCCGCTGTCGGGCTCGATTCCGACCGCGTCGCCGGGCTGAATGAACGTCAGGACTCTCCACCTCCCCCGGCTGTGGGGTCGAGGAGGACGAACCGACGCGACGGAGCGGTGGTACGGGTGTACTCCTTGACGAGGTCGGGGTGCTCCTCGCGCAGAGCCCGGACGTCCACCTGTCGACGGGGCTTGGTCCACCGGTAGTAGACGACCGGCTCACCGCCGATCCTCGCCTCGGTGGCCTCCCCCAGGAGGGCCTTGAGCTTGTCCTCGATCGCCCGCTCCATCTCTTTCTGTTCGGCGATCTGCGCGCGGACCAGGCGGAGTGCGGCAACGAGGGTGGCTTGGCTCGTGATGTCGACGCGAGCGCCCACTACGCCACCTCGTCCAAGGTCTCTGTCGCGTCACTGCCGGAACTCCCGTATCCGGCCGCTCTGAGGATGGGCACCAATGTGGACAGGTGCATACGGATGGGCCGGCCAACGATGTCGGGCTGGAGCGGTAGGCGACCGCGGTTCAACGCGTGCCAGGTGATCAGGTCCAGGTGCGCCCACCAGGATCCGACTGACGCGGCGCTGTAGCTGCGGCGTTTCGTCACCAGGACGCCGAGATCGGCCCCGGAGTTGGCGGTTTCCTGCTCCGTCTCGGCGAGCCACCGGGTGATGTCGGCGTCGTGGGCCGCCTCCGCCGTTTTCCCTCCCTTGACCTCCCAGCAGATGCCGGGAGTTCCGACGATGTCACCCAGGTCATGCTCCCCGGCCAGGGCACGCCGCTCGGCGGACGGCCAACCGTGGTCACGCAGGTAGCGGACCACGCCGGTCTCGGCCCGTGTTCCGATGGATCGGGACTTGCTCACGAGGAATCTCCCGTCATGGTGGTGAGGCGGGTACGAGGTTCGGTGGGTTCAGGCGGCGTCGTCTGCCAGCCTCGCCTCGACGAACTCGGTGAGCGCGGAGGCGGGGACGAACCGGGCAGCGCCGACCTTGTACGAGCGCAGCTCGCCAGACGCGATGAGCTTCCAGACGAAGGCCTCGCTCAGGGCCAGGGAGTGGGCCGCCTCCGGCACTTTGTAGGCGACGCGTGGGATCTCACCGGAACCGGTGGAAGGGAGCCGGGCCATCAGGCGACACTCCCCACCGACGCGGGGATGACCTCGAACAGCTCGGCCAGTCCCACGTCGAGGACGTCACAGGCGCGGGCGACGAACGCACCACTGGGCTGGACATGGCCTGAACACACACGGGTGACCGTGGAGACGGTGACCCCCAGCAGAGCAGCCTGCGCCGACGCGGTCTCGCAGCCCCGTGCACGCATCATGCGCTGGAACTGGTGAGTCCGGAGGACGAGACGAGGCTTGATCACATTGCCTTGCATGCATGCAACTTTAGACAGACACAGACCCTCGATGCAACCCCTTATCTCCCATGCAACAGGGGATTACGGTTCACTTTTGCATGAAATCTAGTCATGCAAGCAAGGTAAAAACCTGGCAAGGTAAGGGTTTTGTTGCCTAGATGAACGCACTTCGAGGATGCTAAATTTGCATGTATGCAAGATCAATTCTCATCAGCATGGCAGCCAGAGCGGTTCCGGCAGGCCCTCGGCGCGCTTCGCGACCACCTTGGTGTCACGCAAGCCCAACTCGCAGAGTGGGCGGGAGTCAGTGCGCCACAGGTCTCCAGGTGGACCAGGGGCATCTCGCGACCCAGCTATGACTCCTTGAAGCACCTCTTGACACGCTGCGTGTCCGAGGCGCCCCAGAGCGACTCAGCTCTCGGCTTGGCCGCCCGCGTCGCCAAGGCGGCGGGCTACCCGGGGCTACCCTTGAGCCCGATCGATCAGGCCAGCGGTGACATCCACTCCCAAGCCTCCCGAGGTGAACCGACCGACGGTGGCAGCTACGTCACTGAGGCTCGCACGCACCACATGTCCGGTCGCGTGTGGCAGATCGTGCGCGACCTGGAGGCCGACGCGGCGGGGGTCCCGGACGACGTCGCCGAGGAGATGATCCAGCGCGCGATCGACAACGCCGAGACTCAAGCACGGCTGGTCCTGGACGCGGAACGACGCCGGTGGGAGCGCCAGCAGGAGGAAGCACGGACACGCAGAAACATGAACTGAGCGTTTTTCATCCTGCCTCGCGGAGTTGAAGCACGAGCACAGCCCGGGTGATCTCTCC